AAGATGGATTTCCAGATAGATGCAACACCAGGTGGAGTACAGTGCAAAAGCACTCTCTCCTGTAGATCGACGGGCATTCTATCAGTCGCGGCCGTGAGGTCGTAACTATAGATTTCTCGTCTTTCCAAAGTCCAACGTTTCAGCGTTTCTGCTGTCACATTGTGACCCCTAGTGCCATCTTCTCCTATGCTCTTGAGCCAGTTCATTAAGAAATTGTGAATTGGTTTCAAGGCAATCTGTGTCCAAATATCAGAGATACAGATGGTCCGAGTCTTGCCCCCACCTTCAGATATGAAGTGGAGACGCGAGCTCTTTCTCATCTTATCTTTGAGACTCTGGTCACGGAATAGGAGCCGAGAATGAGTCATCGTCTCCCGGAATTGGTCCTGACGTCTCTTGGTGTAAACCAACCGACTCATTTCCAATAGGCGAGGCGTATGACCTTCTCGGTCTAGGGCTGCTAAATCGTACAAGCTTGTTACCCCCATCGCGAAAGAGCCTGAAGCTCCCGCTTTGGTTGTGACATGAAATGGGGCACCATCTGAAGGTTTCATCCTCCACCTCCCGAGACCCGCAAGGATCCTAGGAATGTGGGGGGTGACTTCCTCCATTTGGTTAGCAAGGCTGAGAGGGTCTTTCGCTGGCATTAGTATGGTACTAATGTCAGGATTTACCGGAGCCCGAACGTCTTTGTACAAAGCCAAAACGGTTAGTACGAAACGTTGGTAACTCCGATCATCACTGGATAGTCTTTTCCAGTCGAAAGGAAGACACTTGGGGAACTTGCCCTTAGTACCGATCCATATATGCCCTTGGTCAATCTCGACAGGTTGACCCAGGCAGAATTGGTTCGTGAACCGGTAAAGTTCCTTAAAGGTTTTCAGTGTTAGTACTCTCCCATGGGCCTTCTCAAGCCTGTGGAATAGTTCCAACACTTTCCTCAGTAAGCTCTCGTCCTCACTACTAAGTGAGAAGAGAGTAGAAATATTCTCTTTGAATAAAGTAAATTGAGGTCGAGACCCTCCCTGTATTGTAGATAAACCTGTCCTAAATTTATTATATGGATAGGCTTTGTTTACTCTCATGGATTGATTGCTTTCGCCCGTTTCCGGGTTGCTTCTCGTGGCCGCCGACTCTAGCAGCAGAAATGCACTGCGCACGACGGCTTAATTAGTCTACTTGGAATAGTAGACTAACCCCCAACACTTTCC